ATGATGGCCGGCCAGAATAGCCAGGCGTAGCGGTTCGTACTGTTCATTGTCGCTTCCTTTCGGGTTGTTGCCCTTTCCGGGCGGCAGCTGGCTGATCCGTCGCAGTGGTGATGCTGGCGTCTTGGCGACTCCCGTCGATCATTATCGGCTGCTCAGGGTCGTCGTCGGTGCCGCCGCAGTCGTCCGGAGGCGGGGGCGGGTCGACGCACACCGCCTCCCACTCCTTGCAGAGCGGGGTAGCCCCCAGCGCCAGGCACTGATCGACGACGCCGGGGCAGATCTGGAGCGCCTGCGCACAGGTCGCGCAGGTGATCGGGTGAGGCCGTCCGTCGCTGGTGCAACCGGCGAGCAGCGCCAGCAGCACCCAGGTGAGAACGGCCCACAGAGCGGCAGTTATCAGCCTCACCGCCTCATCGCCTCATCGCCCGCCGCAGGAAGCCCAGCCCGAGCAGCCCGAGCGCGACGCTGATGGACTCGGTCGGGTCCTGGACGATGTCGAGCAGCTCCGGTCGAAACCATTCGAGCAGCGACAGCACCAGCAAGGCGCCGCCACCGAGGTAGCCGATGATCTGGGTCCGGGAAGCGCCGTCGCTACCCGGCGCCGAGGTTACGTTGAATCCCATGAGTGGCATGATCTACTCCTTTGCTCTGAGTTGCGCCCTCACGAAGCAGTCCTTCGCTTCGAGGAGCTTCCGCAGCCCCGCCGTCAGCTCGGCGGGGTGCTGGGTCCGCCGCTCCAGAGCCGCCGTGAGTTGCTCTGCCAGCTCGCCAAACGGCCGGCTGATGGCCTGGAACCCTTCCGGTAAGTGATTATAGACGAAGAAGCTCAGCAGTGAAACAACACCCGGGTGACGACGAAATTCTTCCATGATCTACTCCTTTGGAAAACCCGCGGCTCCGACTTTCTGACACGTCACTCCGAGACCACACGTCCAGAGCAGCGAGTAGTGCTATCCCGCGGAGCCGCGGGCGAGAGGCTGGCCGGAGTGGCCGAGCCGGACCAGGAGGATGCTGGCCAGCCCCTCGCTCGTGGCTCAGACGTGGCAGTCGTTTGTCACCGCCCGTCGGCCTCCTCTGCTGTCGCGCTGAACAGCGACAGCAGCGGCAGCTTGAGTTTCGCGCGCAGGAGTTGTTTTGTGCTCCTACGCACCTGTTGTTTCAGGTCCCGGTTGGACAGCCGGTTCAGCAGCGTACGACCGGGCGTCGCCTGACTCTGGATAGCCTCCCTTTCGGAGTCCGCCAGTGCGCCCCAAGCGTAACGCAACAACTGCTCGTCGAGTTCTTGCAGGGCAGACTCGACGGCCTCAGCCTCACCCGACAGGGCACGCACGGCCGCTGCGATCTCCAACCCGCCCACCAAACACTCGGGGATCGCATCGGCAAGCGCCGCGCACCGCTTCGGGATGTCGAGCGGCTCCGGCTCGACGGCAACCCGCGGTGCTTTCCATCGGTCTTGCCGGAAGTGCTCGTCGAGGTACCTCCAGTTGATGCCGCTCCAGCCGCCCTCGGCGGCGAGCTCGACGAGAGACCTGACGTCGGCGCCCGACCGTCCCGCGCCAAGACCCTTCTGGAGTTTCTTCAGCTGCGCCACCTGGCGCGGGACGTTCGGGCGCTTGGCCCTGGCCGTCTGGTCGAGACGCCGCTTCCACAGCGCCGCGAAGTCGGCGAGACCCTCGACGGCCGCGAGCTCCTTGACGATGCGATCGCGCTGCTGCGCGTAGGTCTCCCTTGTAGGATCTTGCCGCGTTTTCTCGGGCAGCGACTCGCGGGGGACGGGCTCCGACCCCGGCCGCATCACCTCCTCTTGCTCCTCGCGAAGCTCGTCGTCCGGTCGCCAGGCCCGCATCATGACCACGGGGTCGTGCTGGTGGCCGTGGGTCACCACGACTTCATCGCCTCGAGTCCGCACCTGGTATAGCAGCTGGCACAGGGACTTGTGCAGCTCAGTGACCGTGACCGTGATTCGCTTCACTGCTGACTCCTGACGACCCCGCGCAGTACGGCAAACACGGTGGCGTCGGCGTCGGCGTCGGCGGCGTAGACGACGTAGAAGTAGGCGGCGGCGGCGGCGTCGGCGGGGCGGGAGACGTAGACGAGGCGAGCGGCGGCGGCGGCGGCGGCGTCGGCGGGGCGGGAGACGTAGACGAGGCGAGCGGCGGCGGCGGCGGGGCGGGAGGCGGCGGCGGCGGCGCCGAGCTCCTCGTCGGAAGCTTCGCCGCGCGCGTAGCGCCGGGCTACTGCGACGGCCGCCCACGACCGCTCGTCTTTCCACCCTACCCGTCGCATCAACCTCTCGACAATTGCACAGGCAAAAAGCCCCAGGACCTTTGCCGGCAAGACGCTCTCGCGGAGCAAAACCCACCTGCGATCCCGTGGCGGCACTCCCCGGAACCGCCGCAGGTCCATCAGATCCAGCGGGGTGATGCCTTCGCCGATCAGGCGCTCCAGGCGCTCCCTCGGGTACCTCCCACAAGGCGGCTTCATCGCCAGGACGTCGATCCGCTTCATGGGGAGCATACTACACAAGGTCTCAGCAGCTGTCAACACCTTTTCGCAGATCGGATTGTGGACAGGTGATTCCTGCCGAGCTTCAAGCAGTCCAGTATCCTTTCTTGAAGCCTCTTCCCCGGCCATCAAGCCCGCCTGCCTGCCCTGGCGGTCCCGCGAGTAAGCTCCAGCCCCGCGGGACACCCTTACTGACCCAACTTCGCCCCGAAGCTCGGCGCGAGAGGTGCTCCAAGGTCCAACCCGGACGTCACTGGTGAGGAGGTAGCGATCGAGTACGCTTCCGGTGCCGGGAAGACACGTCGGCTGCCGCCGACGCGCCGCGCTGGTTTGGGGCTGTCAAGGTTGCGGCAAGCTCCGTTCCCGCCGCTGGTGTCTGCACGTGGATCTACTGCGGCACTTGGTCTGCGCCCCGCTGGTCTCAGTACGGCGCCGGAGACGACGACCACCTGGTCGCCGCCGAAGCCGTGGCTTTGGCTTCGGTTAATCATGGCGGCGACACTACCAGAACGACGAAGGCCCCCGCAAGGGGGGCCTTCGAAGATGATCAACCGGAGCTGTAGCGCGGCTTGCGCTGAAGGAATCAGATCACAGCGCAACGTCGTTGTCAAGCCCCCATAGCTCGCCGCAGCCGGTGCCCGATCCACTCGATCACGGGTCGGGCAGCGCCGTCGCCCAGGGCCTGGCATCGCGGTGTGTCGGCGAGCTCGGTGCCGTCGCAGTCCCACCGCGTCCAGTCGTCGGGCATGCCCTGGAGCCGCTCGTACTCCCGCGGCGTCAAGCGGCGGACGCCGTCGAGGGTGACGGCCTGGCTGACGCCACCGCCGCTTCCACCAGAGGACCGGAGAGAGGCGCCGGTAGCGAAGCCCGTCCCCGTCTCCTGAAAGACGAACGGCACGCCTCCCGTCGCGCCTTCGGTGTGGAGCGGGTTGGCGCGGTTCTCAGGGCTGGTGATCTGGGTTAGCGGCGAGGTAACAAGCTGGCCGATCTCGCCGTCATCGAGACGGTAGCCACCAACGCCTCCCGAAGTGAGCGTGGAAGAGACCGCCCCCGCTTCCAGGCGCGCCGGAGAACCCCCAGGCAGGCTTTCGGGCTCAAGAAGTACTTCTGGTGCACAGCGGGTTCGAGGACCTGCGACAAGGAACAGGCGACGGCGTCGCTGGGCGCAGCCGAAGTGTTGAGCGTCCAGCACGCGCCAACAACACCACCGCAGGGGGCCGACAGCGAATCCGGTCCCTCGCCATCCGTTGAGCGGGAGGCCGGGGCGGTACCCGATGAAACCCTCCAGGCATACGGCGAAGTCTCGCCCTGCGGTGGTGGACAGGACGCCAGGGACGTTCTCCCACAAAATCCAGGCGGCAGGCTGTGAATCAGCGAGACGTACGAGGTCGTAGAACAGTCCGGACCGCTCTCCATCCAGACCCTGACCGCGACCGGCCACGCTGAAGTCCTGGCACGGAGTGCCTCCGGCGATGAGGTCGACAGGGGCAAGGCCAGCTGCATCTGCGATCTCCGAAAGGTCTTCGTATAGGCTCACGCCCGGCCAGTGCCGGGCGAGGACCGAACGGCGTAGCGGGTTGATCTCGCACTGCCACGCCGGCTGAAACCCGGCTTGCTCCAGGCCGAGGTCGATGCAGCCGACACCTGAGCAGACGCTACCGAGCATCAATCGGGCAGCTGCCATTTCTCAGTATCCACGGAGGACCCGCCGGGATTGACGAAGCGTAGCTTCTTACAGCCAAGGGCTACCCCTCATTGTAGAACGCTTTGAAAACCGATCGCATCGACAGGAGTCTCTCCAGTGTGTCAGCGAACGATCCCACTATGTCGGGGGCGGGACATTCGCAATCCGGCGTGCCTCCGAGCCTCCACGCCCGGAGGATCGAGATCGCGTCTTGCACGTCTCGGACGGTCACGTCTCTCATGACGACTCTCCTTTCAGTACCCACGGATGATGAACTGCTCGACTAGACGCACATTCGAGTGGCGCCACGGATCTCCGAACTTGTCGACGACTGCTGCCCACGGCACGCGGCGCAGGTGGGCGAAGGACTTGAGCGCCGCCGCTTCCTGCCGTGGGCTCAGAAAGGGATGTCGTCGAAGTCGTCGTCGTCGAGACCCTCGGCGTTGCCGCCACCGCCAGTACCCCAACCGTCCCCGGGCGGCGCGGCGCTCTCGACACCTTCCACCACGTCGAAATCGTCGATCTGCGCCACGCTGGTCCCGCCCAGCGCTTCTCCGTGGCCGGCGAACTGGACTCCCAGCAGCATCGCGCTGATTCTCTTTCCGAAATGGTTATCCATCGCCCAGATATCGCACCTGGCGTTGACGTAACACCCGGAGTACAGTACGCCGTCCTGGGCCGCCACGAGGTTCTTCTCGTGGTCGATCGCGAGCGGCCGGACCCGGTTGTAGGCGTTGACGTACAACATCCCGCCGTACTCTGGGTAGTCGTCTGCCTTGTTGTTGCCGTCGTGGAGAGCCACTTTGTCGGTGGCCCGGAGCTGCTTGTAGATAACTTCGGCCTTCTCCCCCCACTTATCCCTTGCCGCCTCAGCCATCGCGTTGACGATGGCCTGCGCGTTGCTGGACTTGGGCTCGATCAGGAACGCGGCGCCGAAAGTCGGCTGTTTCGTGCCGTCGTCGCCTTCCCGGCGACGGGCCTCGAAGAGGTGCGGGAAACAGAGACGGGTCCGCTGCAACATAACTAGTGCCATTTTCAATCTCCTGATCCAAGCCTGATTTCGAACCGATAAGAGTTAGTGGTGATCGCGGCGGCAAGAGCATCGGCGATCTTCTTGGCACCGGTGGCGGTCTGGATGTGCTTCTTTAGAGCCGCTTTGATCTGCGGCGCCTGCTCTTCGAGCAGCTCCTTGAACACTTGCCTAGCGGTTTGTGCGATGAACTCTCGAATCATCGACTGGTAATGGGTCTCCTTTCCGTAGCTCCTCTCTGTTCCCGTAGCCAGGTACTTGGCCACCAGCTCAGCGAGAAACGCCGGGGCGTCCCCGCCGCCGAGCTGGTTCGTGAGCTCGTTCAACACGGTCGCTCTGACGAGCTCGACAGGTATCTGGATCTTGACTTCGCTTTGTGCCATCTTCCTACTCCTTTCGGTGCTTCTTCAGGAACCGCTCATGTGCGATCCCCAGCTTCTTCTTCGGCCGGCCGGTTGCGAGCTTCTTGGGCTCGACGACCTCCCAGCATTCATCCCACTCCTCAGCGGTGAGAACCGCTTTGCAACTCCCATGCTTCAAGGCGTTGGCGCTGAGGAATGGCTCGAGAACCCCGGCGAGCTTCGCCGGCTTCTCGGCCCCAAGAGCGCCGAGTACCTTGCTGAGCGCTCTGCCGGCCGCCCTGCGGGTCAACGCGGCCTGGTCCGCGGTGTTGCCCTCGCCGGCGCCGCGGAGCTTCGTCTTGCGCTCCAAGGTGGGCCAGATCAGGACCTTATCCGCTCCTGCCCCGATCTCGAAGCTCTTGACGTCGGCGTCGTTGTCGCTGAACCAGGTCAGTAGCGCGTCTTCGCGCAGCTCCTCGATCCTGCTCTTCAGGGCCGCCAGGGCCGCCAGGCGCTCCAGGAGCCATGACAACTGAATGTAGAGCTCCTGGGCATCGGTGGTATCGCTTTGCGGCGTCAGAGCCACGCAGAGGTCCTCGGCGCCCTGGGAGACGCGGCGGCACACTCGCGCCAAGGCGCTCAGGCTCGGGCCGAGCTCGTTGGCGCTCCGAACCCTGGGGCAAAGCTCCTGGGTGTCACAGAAGCTCCTGGGGGCCTTCGGGTTCATCGCATCACCGTGCGCTTGATGTGCCGTTTGGGTCCCCTTACCTCCGCGATCACGGCCAGATGGGAAACCGCCCCTTCGAGGGTGAGCCGCAGCTGGGCGAGCTGGCAAACCGCCCCTTCGAGGGCGAGCCGCAGCTGGGCGAGCTGGGCGGCGATCTCGTAGAGGGCTCCTTCGGAAAAGCACCGGTCGGATGTTTCCACGTCTCCTCTCTCGGCGAAACAGTCTCCACTGTGTCGCAGCTGGCGCGCCCGCAACGCGAGCGTCTCCGGCCCTTCAATCTTTTGATTCATCGTCGAATCTCCTTCTGCAGTTTTCGGCTCCGTTCCACCCGAAGCCGGCGTAGATCTGCGACTCTAGCAGCAGGATGTGCAGTTGTCAACAGCAACCTGTCCTTGACACTGCACCCCAAGCCGGTGTAGGGTCGCCGCCATGGACATGGGAAAAGTGCTGAGGAACTTCGGCTGGCACCTCCGCCTAGTGCTCGGCAACGCCGCCGACCGCGACGAGCTTGCTCGTCGCGTTGGCGTCCACCCGACGACGATCGAACGCTGGCTGCGCAGCGGCCGGGAGACCCGGCTGACGATCGGGCAGCTGGTGCGGTTGGTGACGGCCGCCGGCGCCTCGCCGGAGGTGATCGGGCGGAGCTGGCTCCGGGCACTGGAAGATGAACGGTTTGGACGGTGGAAGGAGAGCGAAGATGGCTGACAGCCCCCTGATCCGAAGGGTCCTTGCTTTCGACATCGGCACCGGTTTGCGTGGGTCCGGGGTCGTCGAGATCGAGTCGACGGCGTCGGCAAAGAATCCGGTATGTGCCGCTAACACCAGGGTCACGTACCGGGCAATGAAGAGGAACAGCGTCCTCTTGCGGGGGCCGCTTTGCCTCGCTCGAACCGAGGTGGTTTTCGAGGGTCTGGCCTCCTACACCGGCGGCAAGTCTGTCGACCGGACACTGCTGTGGATCGGTCGCCTGTGGGAGACCTACAGGCACTATAAGCGTGCGATGGTGCTCCGCCAGACCGCCAGGGCACACCTGGTCGGCGCCTCGAAAGGGGCCGACGCGAAGATCAAGCAGGAGCTACGCAACCGCTTCGGTGGCGTCGGGGCAACGGACCGGGACGTGAAGGGCACAAGGGACAAGCCTGGTCCGCTCTATGGCATCAAGGCAGACATGTGGTCAGCACTGGCCGTCGCCGTCGCCTACGTCGAAGGGGCTCGGCAGGAATATCCCTTCGGAGAGTTTGCATAATGAACGAGTGGAGTGACCGCGAAGGCGAAGAGATCGACCAGAATTGTGACCTGTGCGACGGCTACGGCTGGGTGGCCGTCGGGGACCTCGACCCGTACGCCGACAACATGAATCTGGAGGGCCTTGACGATGACGATATCGTCGAGTGCCCGGGGTGCTCGCGATGAAGAACCCGGAGGCTGACATGGTAAAGACTTATACGAGCACGGGTGCCGGCCAGCGGATGGCACAGCGCGAGTCCGACCCGGCCCGGCGCTTCGGCAGGCTCTTCAGGGCGGCCGAGGATCTGGACCTCGGACGGGACGATATCGGCCTGCTGATTAAGCTGCGGCCCGACCGATACGAGGCCTTGAGACTCTTTCACCTCTACCTCCCGCTGCCGGCATGAAGCTCGGCCCGCCGCCGGCGCACCTGCCGGTCGGGTGGACGACGGGGCTATCGCCGGCGAGAATCCTCCGAGTAGCGCTCGTCGAGCTCCACGGTCGCCCGCTCGCCGTCTTCGACCACCACAAGGGGTATAAGCGGGTCTACCTCGGCCGCGGCAACCCCTACGCCGACAGCAGCGGCTGCACGACGTTGCACCGCTGGGTCATGCAGCGGACCCTCGGCCGCCGGCTGCCGTGGTGGCAGCACGTCCACCACCGGCCCGGTGCCCTGAAGACCAGCGTCAACGTCAATGACCTGGAGATCCTGGAGATGGAAGATCACGGGCGGTGGCACTGGCGCCGCAGCGCCGGGCGTCTCGACATCGACTGCAACTGCCGGTTTAGCTCGGAGGAGTTGGCCGTCGAGGCCAACAACTACGCCGCTGCAACGCAGCCGGCAAGAGAGGAGTGGTTCTGACGAAAAAGGAAGCGCGTTTTCTGGCGCACCGCACCCAGGTCGCCGCCAGCGGCCGTCACCGGCACCGCGCCGGCTTGGTTCGCGCACGACTCGCCGGCGGCGCCAAACGCGTCGAGATGGAGTTCACCAGGGAGTTGGAGGCGGACCTGGTCAAGGCGGTGCTGCCTCCGAACCTCAGCGAGAAGGTCGACTTCGTGGTCTTGTCGAAGAGCCCCTGGTGGGAGTTCTCGACGTTCGCGAAAGCGGAACGCGAAGAGCGCCGCCGGAAAGAGGCGCCGCCGATGCTTCCGCTGGACAACACGGGCCACAAGGATGCCGACTGAGCTTCCCTGGCACCCCTGGCCCGGGCGCGAGCCGAAGGAGCACTGCCAGCGCGCGGTGCTGCGGCTGAGCGACGGCCGCGAGGCCTCTGGTGCCTTCAACAAGGAAGAGCACGAGTGGTGGGTCAAGGACCCGCGGTACGGCTGGGCGCCGGCCGTCGAGGGCGAGGTGGTGGAGTTTCGGCAGGTTCTCGAACGCCGGCCGCCAGGCCCGAGCCAGGAGTTGCTGGACGACCCGTGGAGCGTCGGACTCCGGCTCTACTGGTTTCTGGTGAAATGGTGCCCGAAAAGCCGACTCGCATCCAGATTGAAAGTGTGGTAAGAACGCCATGCTATGGCCTGGTTCGACCTGCTCCTCGCCGCTGCCGGCGGCGGTGGTATCGCCGCGGCCCTGGAGGCCGGCGGGTGAGCGACGTCAAGCCCAACGGCAACGGCCGCTCCATCATCTCGAAGGAGTCGCTGCTGCCGCTCGGCGTCGTGATCGGGCTCGTCTACGCCGCTTTCAGTGCCGGCGCCGAGTGGACGTCCCGAGGCGCCTCGATCCGGGTGATGGAGGCGCAGGTCGAGAAGCTGGAGAAGCGGGTCTGGACGATGGAGTCCGGACTCGAATTCTTCCGGCGGAACGTCGAGCGGAAGCTCGGCCCCCTGCCGGACTACAAGCCAACGGAGAACGAAGATGAGCGAAGAAGAAGAGATCTGCAGAATCATCAAGCAAGGAAACGCCCTGAAGGGCAACATCCAATCCCTGCTCGACACCCAGGGCCGCGGCCTTCTGCCGCGGCTCAAGATCCAGATGGCGATCGCCATCGCTGAGAAGGCGAACCGGCAGCTGGAAGAGCTGCTGGACGCTATCTGAAGGCCAAGGGACGCCGGCTGTGACCCTCCGCGAGAAGCAGAGCCTCTTCGTCTGCCTGCTCGGCAGGCTGATCGCACATGTCTACGGCCGGGGCTGGGAGCTGACCCTCGGAGAGGGCTACCGCGGCGACCGGCAGGGGCACATGCGCGGCAGCCTGCACTACGATACAGACCCGGCCTGGCTGGAGATCGGCGAGGAGTGGGAGCGCATGCACCAGCTCTGCCGGTGGGGCGGGCGCTTCGGCGACGCGAATCACTTCAGCCTCGCCGACAGTAGCAGGGCTTGAGGCCGCCATGGGCGACCCCGTACAGCGCTTCTTTCTCTTACTCGCCAAGAGCATCCGCGACGCCATGCTGCGTCTGGTGGCGCTGGTCATGGCAATTATGTTGGCGGTCGGCGCGCTGATCTACTGGCTCTGGTAGCCTGAAGCCCCGCTCGGAAGCGGGGCTTCAGGGGCAGAAACCGGTTGCCGGCCGTCGGAATACGGGTTGTCGAAATCGTGGTTGCGGGGACCGGAATCGAACCGGTGGTGTCCGGGTTATGAGTCCGGGCTGACTACCAACAGCCACCCCGCGTCAAGCGGCGCCGAGCTCCGGCCAAGGAGGAGGTGCGAGAGACCCTGCGGCTCGGCGCCGACCAGATGATAGCAGGTCTGTACACGACCCGCAACGGGTGGTACAATCGGCGGGCCGGCACCAGAGAGCTACCTCTGACGCCGAACTGAGGAAGAGAGGTTCCCCATGCCCGCCGAAAGAAATCTTACCGCCGATCAGGCACGAGACTGGCGTTACCGAGACCCCAGCGACCCGGCCAAGATCGTGCTCTACTCGTCGGACGAGGCCGCCGAGCCGGTCAGGGTGAGGCTCTCCTCGCTGTGCCCCAAGAGACGGGGGCCAATCCCTGGGTTCGTCGACGCCTGGTTGAGTCGGGCCGGCCGCCCCTACACAGGCGGGGAGGCCGAGCGCCTCGCTCGGTACGACGGATGCACGCACCGGGAGTGCTCGCGCTGTGGTGAGCCGGCACCGAAGCTCCGGACCGCCTGCGAGAAGTGTATCGCGGCCGCGTCCCGGGAGAGGCACCTTGCGCTGCCGACCGCCAACTACGGGGATTGGCCGGTCGATGCGCTCTTCGTCGGCGACAGCTTCTTCGCGGACGAAGACGAGCTGCTCGAGTACCTGCATGACGAGGGCCTCCACCCCGCAGGGGTAGAGATCCAGTTCTGCAAGGCGGCGCCGCCAGTTCTCCTCGACGTTTGGTGGGAGGGGATCGACGCTCCGGAGGAGTGCGACCCGCCAGAGGCGCTGCTTCGGGCTCACGCGGTGTGGCGGGAGGCGGTGCAGCTTCAGTGGCCCGAGTGGTACGCTCCTGGTCCGGCTCGGCCACTCCGGCTGACGGCCGGCGTCCGGCCGGATGAGGCGACTATTGCCGCCTGGTCAAGCGCTCTAGGGTGGCACCCCGAGGAATCTCACGCCGCCATCGCCGCCGCGAGAAAGGTCGGCAATGACGAAGCGTGAGATCAAGCGGCTCGCGTGCTTCTTGTGTTCGCGGGTTTTGAAGAACGCGCTCGACAACGGCTGGGAAGTCGGCGCCGTAGTCAGCGACGAGGTTTATGGCAAGAAGATCCGAGACGCGGTCGCTGAAGTGGTTGAAGAGCTCGCCTCGCGGGGACGGGGACGGCGGTGACCGACTTTCCGGTTATCCACCCCGAGGCCGGCGGCGCGGGGGCGTGGCAGTGAGCATCTGGAGCGAGCCACGGTCTACAGGCCAGCGTTGCGGAGGCTGTGGGAGGATTACACCTCCAGGACCGTATTTCCCCGCCATTCACCCCGCCGAATATGTGTGGGGCGAAGGGTCGATCGAGACGCTGGACCGGATGCTACTGTCTGCGGTCAGGGCCGCTCGGCTCGCCTACCTCAATGAACCAGATCTGCAAGTCGCTGCCCGCGGCTACGGCTACAGCGCAGACCTGATCGATCCGGGAGGGCGCGGCGACGCGCAGGCGGTGGTGCTACGCCGGGCAGGGCTCGTCGTGATCGCCTATCGCGGATCGAGCTCGCGCAGCGACTTCCGTGCCGACGTCCGCAGCCTGTGGCGGCGCCGGTACCGTCACCTGCCGGTCGGGCGCATGGGCGCCGGCTTCGCCGACCAACACGATGAGCTGGAGGCCGCCATACTCCGCTACGCGTGGCGGGCGGCCGATAGCGGCGACGAGATCGTGCTGGTAGGGCACAGTCTCGGCGGCGCGCTGGTGCTCCCCGGTGTGCTGACGCTTCGCGCGGCCGGGATCCGTGTTCGTCACGGGATCACCATGGGGGCGCCGAGGGTGCTGAACACCAGGTCGGCGGCGTGGTGGATCGAGAGCGTCGATACTCCGCTATGGCGTGTTGTCCACGTGCGCCACGGAGCGGTCGACATCGTCACCCGAGCGCCGCCGTCCTCCTTCGGCGCCCGGCACATGGGGCTGCCCGTGATGATCGCGGGCTACGAGACCATCTTTGGGCGACCGCAGTGGCGGGAGTACAAGCGCAGCCACCCGGTGCCATGGTGGAAGAGCCTGCAGCCGGTGAGTCGGCTCGTGGGAGCGATCCAAGCGCACCTGGCGGCGTCACTGGAAGAGACGCTGGCGGAGCGACTGGCCGTGAGCGTCTCTTGACGAGCCCCTTGACGTCTGTGCTACCCTTGGGGGGGGCGGCGGGGGGAGGGAGGAGACACGCCATCCCTGCTCTGGAGTCTGCGACCAGAGCAGCCGAGCGAGGGTCGCCGCCGAACCAGCGGTTCGCGACTGAGGCGCTACGCGGGCGCGCGTGGTGGAAGCGGTAATGGCATGGGGCATCCAGGACGGCGGATGGGGCTCGACCCACCCCTCTTACGTCGCGTCACCGCCTTGCCGCCTCACTGCCGCCTCACTACCGCTTCATCGCCTCATGCTACTGCCGCGCCGACTTCCCCGCTCACGCCCGTAACTGTTGACGCTGCTCGACTTAGTCCGAATAGCTGAGTTGACATAATGTACCATTATCGGCGCGGCAGCTGTTCCGGCGGCGAGGCGCTGGCAGCAGGTGGGGGGTTTCGGCCAAGGGGGAGAAACCAGATTTCCCGCGGTAGATTTCCGTCCGCCCGCTCCAAGTCACTAGGCCACAGCTCCGGGGAGAAATCGTCTCTCTACACTGTCTATTGCTATCTGCTGAGATCTGCTGATACAGTGTCACCAGGTCGCCGATGCTGGCGGCCAGAAGCCAGGAGGATCATGACCAATCAACCCATGACCAGAAACCTCGAAGAGCTCGCCGCAGACGTCGACCACGACGCGCGGCGTATCGACCGGATCGACGCTGCCCTGTTGGCTGCCGCCAAAGAGCTCGCCTCTTTGGCCCGCGACGAGCAGGCCGACATCACCGAGATCCGCCTCCGCGTGCTGCGGGTCGCGCAGGTCCTAGGAGCCGAGTAACGGAGGAATCGCCATGACCCATCTAGAATTCGCCGCCCTGGAGTCCAGGGCTCTTGACATCGGCCCATGGGACCGATGGATCGAGGAGGCCGAAGCTCTTGCCGGTCACAGTCTCGACGGCGACGAGCCGTCAGGTGACGGGTACAGCCTCGACTCCGCTCACTATGCATACGAGGCCGGCTACTCGCCGGCCGAGTATGTCGAGCAGGCCGCCTGCACGCCGCGCCGCGCCGAGTGACTAGCGGTCAGCGCCGGACTACCACGGCGCTGGACGGTGGGCACTGACACGCACCAAAAGGAGGATCAGATCATGGACACCGAATCCACAGCACTCAGCCTCGCCCGCATCTGCCGGCTCGCATCCCTCGCCGCACTCTGGGGGACGTTGCTCATCACGGCCGCTACACTGGCCCTGGGAGCGGGGCGATGAACAGCCATCGACTCAACATGAACCGTCAAGAGCTGGACTGGCTGCTCAGCGACGGGCACGCGCACTACTCCCTGGACCGCCTTGGGGGCTTCGTCCTCGCGATACTCGCGCACCTGATCGACAAGGAGGCGGCCGACGAGCGTCGCGAGTCCCTGGCCCTTGGGCCGGGGACAACCGACATCTCGGACCAGGGCGGTGGGCGCGGCCGGAGGGTACCGCCGAGGCCACCAGCCGAGTGACTAGCGGTCAGCGCCGGACTACTACGGCGCTGGACGGTGGGCACTACAGCACCACCTGACCTGACCCTCCCGGCCAGCGGCTCGCGGTATCCTCCGCCGAGCTCGCTGATCGAACCCACCCCACCCCCGGCGGCTGGCAGACGGTCGCCGGGGGCCTCCCAGGCCCGACAACAGGACCGGAGGCCGGCTCGCCGGGGCATGCTAGACTCCTTCGGCCAGCCCGCTACGCCCTGCGGCTCTTCCTGCCGTAGCGCTTTCGGCCGGCACCCGAGGAGGCAAGATGTCGAAGAAGCTTGTAGCCTTCAAGATCGCCGAGGAGCTCCACGTCCGGCTTTGCGAGCAACGTCGGGCCGATGGTCTGACCTGGCCAGAGTGGGGAGAGCAAGCCGCCAGGGCATATCTGGGGGGTATTCCGGAGTTGTGCTCCACTACCGGCGACCACGGGCAGAGCGTCCCCCGCAATGTCGCCGTTCGGCTCGTCCGGGGGTTTTTGAAACGAGACATCGACCACAACCGCCGCGGCACCGCGCACCTCGACGCCGAGGCCGAGCGAGTCGTCGACCTGGCCCTGGCGCCGCTAGAGACGGCAATGGTACCGGACTGCTGCCGCTACGAGCCGGAGACGGACAAGTTTCACGTCGTGGTCGACGGCGAGTCCTACGAGCTCGGTCCCGGCGAGACGCCGGCCAAGCACGCCACGACCCGCCTGCCGCCTTCGGGGGGTCTCGGCGACCGCATCGCGCTCCTGGTGCGCCGCGACCATCGGAGTCGTTCTGCTGGATAGCTGCGCCTGTCCGGCGCCATCCAAGGACGAGCGGTATTGCGGGTGGCTCGATCCCGGCCGCCCCGCGGTGTTCTGGCACGGGCGACATGGCGAGCTGTGCTCTTGCGGGTGCCACGACGGCACCCGGACGCCGAAAGACGCGTGGCCAATGGCCTCCGCCACCGCGCCGTCGTCGCGCTGACCGGGTTGACACCGACCACCCCGTCTTGATATAGCTGTGCCCAGGGTGTTCGATTCCTGAACACCCCACGTGTTCGGAAGCCGAACACGTGTAGCAGAAAGGGCACACTCATGGACTACATCAAGGGCCTCGGCAGCGGACGCTCGCAGGGCGGCCCCCACGATCGCGACGACGGCGGAGGCGCCAGCGTCACCAAGCGCAACCGGATCAGCTTCGACGGGCTCCAGACTTCGCAGCCCTATGCAAAGTCTGGCAAGTCGAAGCAGTACCGCAACCCCAAGCGGCTCACGATCACCGACCGCGGCCAGACGCGGGCGTAGTCGTGGAGCGAAGAAGCTCTCAGGAGCTCCACCGCGTGGTAGTGGAGTGCATCGAAGAGCTCGAAGGGCGAGCTCTTGCCGGGGAGCTTGTCGCCGTCCACAAGGTCATCAGCAAACACCAGATGCACCGGTGGGTCTTCTACCGGCATCTGAAGGAGCACCCCGTGCTCCTTCAACGTTTCAACGATTTGAGCCTCCACCTCGACACAGAGCTTATGGACCGCGCCTTCGAGCTCACGCTGCAAAGCGCCGACAATTTGAAGGCGGACGGCTTCGACTTCAGACAGGCCAACCAGGTTTTGCAGCATCTGAAGCTCAGGGCCGGCGCGGCGGCCTACCACGGCAGGGATACGCCACTCATCGAAGCCGGCCTCGAGATCCGGCGTCTCGAAGGCAACGTGACGCACGACCTCGGAGCCAGGGCCGTCGAGGCGCTGGGGGTATTCGCCTCGATCAGCAACCGTCTCCAGCCGCCGGCACTGCCGGCGAAGCTCGACGCGGAGGTGCTTGAGGCCGAGGTCGTCGGGGTACTCGACCTTGACTCGGGGGAGATTCGCCAGGAGGCCTTCGATGGCTGACCCACGGAGCGCCTGCCCGGTGCAGTGGCTACGCACCTTCAACCTCGGCGGCCACCTGAATCTCTTCGCTTGGCGTCGGCCCGTGCGCGGGATGCCATGGTTGAAGCACTGGCACTCCCTCGCCTATAACCGCCTGGAGCGCCGCCTCGAAATTGTGGAGCTGTGGCGGTGAGCGCCCCGTTCCAGATTTTGCGGCCGTCGTCGCCGCTCGGCTACCGCCGGGTCATCGCCGACCTGGTAGACCTGCTGCCTTGGAAGCAGGAGCCGGATTCCGAGACCCCGGAGTCGATCCCGCACGTCCTCGCCCGCAAGGTCGGCGGCGCCGAGATGCAGCGCCGGGCGCAGCGCTTTCTGGTCGCGTGGAACGCCTACGCGGAGACCGACCTGTTCTTCTTCGGGCGCTACTGCACCCGCACAGGGGACCGGGTTCACCCTCGGTATGGGGTGCAGATGGACCGCCCGCGGCTGGACGACCCGGGGCGGTACTACCTCTTCGAGATGTACCGCGAGCTGGAGCGGCTGCTCCACGAGCGCGGCAAGGACGGACGGCCCCTGCTCCACAAGCTGTGGATCTACCACACGAGGCGCGGGTTCAAGTCCACGGCGATGAAGGACCTGATCCTCCAGGCCTACCACCGCATCCCAGGGTATTCGGTGGTGGTGTACTCCAAGCGCAAGAAGCCGCAGGCGACCGACCGCGTTGCCTCTATCCGCCTGGAGTGCGAGACGAACCGCCTGCTTCACCGCATGCGCCCCGATCTCTATTGGGGAGCCGCCTTCGAGGGGCCTGAGGAGCAGTTGTCCGAGGTTGTCCGAGGCGAAGCGTCGAGCGCCGGCGTCGAATGGAGCTCCTTCCAGTTCGGGCTGAAGCGCCACGGTGCCGACCTGACCCGGGCCGACCCGTCCTGCCGCGCCGCCGGCATCCTCGCCGGCCTCTACACCGGAGCTTCGACGTCGATGCGCTGCTTCGACGACTGTGTCGACGACGAGAACGCCAAGGACGGCACCGGCAGCGAGCTCGCGACGCAGACGCTCCAGGCGTTTCGCCAGGCGCAGAAGATCACCGACCCGGCGCTGGATCCGCTGGACGTCTACGTCGGGACGGATTACGAGGGGAAGACCCCCTACCAGATGGCGATCCAGCAGGGGATCATCCGCCGAGTCTGGAGGCTCGGCGCGCTCAACATGGACATGCCGGACCGCCAGTACGAGGACATCGGCGGCGGCACCCCGATCTTTCTCGACGCCGACGAGCTCCGTGAGCAGCGCGGCAAGGACGAAGAGGCGTGGCTCGACTTCGTGCGCCAGTACCTCTGCGACCCTTCGCGGGCCGGCCACAAGCCGCTCGACGCGGACGGGATCGCCTTCTACAGCGAGAGCCCGGAGCGTTTCTGCGCTGGCTGCCCGCTCGTCGCCACAATGGACCCAGGCGGCAGCGGCTACCACCTCAGCAAGAAGGGCATGATCTCGGACAGCTCCTGGGGGATCTGGGCGTTGCTGCCCGGCGGCCACTTCGCGCTGCTGGACGCCCAGGTCGACATCATGACGCCGACGCAGCGTGCCGAGGCGCTCGTCGCCGCGGTCGCGAGCTGGACGAACAGGGGGTTCAGCTTCCTGCACGCGATCGTCGAGCAGCCGGCCCAGAACAGCGACGGCGAGCACATCGCTGCCGAGCAGGACCGCACCAAGGTGTACTTCCCGGTCTACTCGATCCCCCGTGGGGGCCGGAAAGAGAGCTCGAAGAAGGAGCGGCTCTACCGCTGCCTGGAGCCGATGCTCTCGGGCGCTCGACTGCACTTCCCAGAGGGTCTGACGCGCTCGCGTCGCCACCGCACCGTCAACCTCGGCACCTACATCCGGGACAAGGTCGGGGAGTTTCCTGCCGGCAAGTGGCTCGACGCCCTGGACATGGTCGCGCTCCTCGCCGAGCCCGAAGGTCGGCGCTGCTTCCTGTACCAGGGCGGCGTGAAGCCACGTGAGCCGAAGCACGGGCTGCCGCGGCTTTCCCACCCGGCCCGCCGGCGCAACCGCGTCTTCGGCCCGTCGAAGCCCAAGAAGACCCGCGCCAGCAAGCACAGCTTTTTGCTCATCGGGGTGCCCGGGCACCGGAGGGCCGTCGCATGACCCCCAGGACCATGACGCTCGCCAGCATCGAGCAGCTCGCGAGGGCGCTTTCCGAGGCCGCCATCGGGTTGCTGGAGCCCCACAACGGCACCTACTACGTGCGTGTTCATCCCAGCCTGGTCTCGTCTCCTGAGCGCCGAGAGGCGTTCCTCGTCTACTGCGAAGCCCATGGCGTCGAGCTGTTCGACGAGGGAGACGTTCCTCGGGAGGCGATTCTCAATGGCTGAGCTGATGGACGCCGACGTCCTCTCGGTCGAGGAGCTCGAGGCCGAACAAGGGTCGCTCGAGGACCTGGCGCTGACTCGCTGGAGCCGATTCCTAGAGGAAAACGGGCCGGCGATGGAACGCCTCAAGGAAGAAGCGCAGCAGATGCAGGCGATGGCGTCGCCGAGGGGCAGTCACATGCCGCCGGAGATTCAGAAAATCTTCGAGGAGCTCTCCCTGCCGTGTCTGAGCCTCAACGACATCGACCCGATCATCGCAAACCTGGCCGGCCGCGAAGTCGTCGCCCGAGCGGCGCCCAAAATCGTAGCTCGCGACGACGACAGCGGCCCCTTCGCCGACGCGTGCCATACTAGCATCACCTCTATTCGCGAGGACGGGGACTTCGAGATGGAGATCGCCGCCGCCTACCGTGAGGCGCACAAGGCCGGCTTTTCGGCAGTCGAGTACCCGGTGCGGATGGGAAGGGTTACCCCGGAATTCGCCGCGGAGAAGGTGCCGATCGCCGAGCTGCTGTTGGACTTGACGGACAACAGCCCGAACTACCGGAAGGGCACCGGCATCGCCCGCGGACGCTTCCTGTCGCTCTCGCGTCTGAAGCGCGAGTACCCGGAATTTGCCAAGTTCTGGGCCTCCATCAAAGAAGACGACACCTACCAGTTCAGCGGTCCCGGCAACGCCTGGCTGTGGGGATCGTTCGGCGTCGGGGCGATCGACGACGGCTTTTCGTGGAGAAACTCGACGCTGTCGTCCAAGTTCTACAGAAAGCAGACGAACGAGTGCTTCTTCGTCCGCTTCTTCTACTCGGACTCGAAGCCGATGCGCGCAGTCCGAATGCCAGGGGAGACCGTTCACCTCTTCGATTCCGAGCTGCCATACGACGATTACGCTTCGGGCGCCATCCCCGACGAGCTCCTGACCAGCATCCTGGCTGAAGGGTACCTCGGCGCTTTCGGGCCTGAAGGCCCGACGGTACCTGCCGCCCTCGGCTGGGCGGCCCACCAGGCCGAGGTGGTCGTGCAGCAGCAGGAGCTCGCGGCGCAGCAAGCCGCCGCTCAGGCCGAGCAAACCGGCGACCCGCCGCCACCGCCCTACGCGCCGCTGAAGAAGATTTTCCGGCAATTCACCCCGAAGGAGTTTCTGGAGTTCAAACGGGGCTACCTGCTGGCGTCGGGGAAGTCCTTCGTCGACGTCTTCGAGGTCGACGAGGACGAGTGGTGGGAAGCGATCATCGTTGGGCGCAAAGTGCTCCGCGTCCGGAAGATGCGTCACGGCATGCCGTCGATCCTGGCGCTCGTCTGCTTCGCCGACGAAGGGCCGGACGGCCAGACGCCGGTCGGCACTGCCCGCAAGCTCCGCGACCGCCAGATGTGGAAGAACGCCGTCGCCAACAGCTATGCCTACGCCCTGGCGACGATGACGAAGGTCCAGTTGACCGGCGACCCGGACATGTTCACTCCGGAGGAGCGGGAGGAGCTCGAGGACAACCTGACCTCGGCAGCCCCGATCCTCTGGGTGAAGCCGGAAGCGCTGACCGAGGCGCCAGGTCGGCGCGATATCCCCCGGGGGATCGAGCAGGCGTTCGAGCGCTTCGACAGCATCGTCCCCGGCGGCATCGGCCAGACCCAGGCGACGCTCGGACAGCTCTCTACCGTCAGCCGCACAGCCTACCGCCTCGTGTCTCAGCAGCGCGAGGATGCTCAGACCGCAGTCAGCGAGCCCGTAGACCACCTCCGCGTCCACCGCAAGATGGAGACGCTGCTGTTACTAAGGTACATCTTCACCTATTGGGGGCCGGAGGACTTCGCCGAGGCCGCCACGGCCGACTACGCCGACGCCATCCCGAAAGACCGCTCCGACTGGTGGCGAGCCTTGAGATTTCGCATGGTCTACGACGAAGAGCCAAAGACGCGCCACGCGAGCCTTGCGACGCTCGAAGTGCTCGGCAACTCGGTGCTCGGAAGCGTTGTGCCGCCAGAAGCACTGATGGAGATCTCGCAGCCTGCGATCGGGTCGAAAGCCTACGGTCGCTGGCGCGAGAAAGTCGAGGCCGAGGAGCCGCAGAAGGCGCTGCAAATCGTCGCCGCCGCCAACGGCATCACCCCTGAGGACTTGATGGCGATGATCCAGCGAGCTCAGCAACCAGAAGGAGCCCCCGGATGAGCGAGATGCAGATTGTCGAAGACCAGGAGCCCGTCGACCTGCGCCCCGGAGAGTTCGAGGACGTAGAGGCGGACCCCAACCACCGCCTCTACGACGACGAGCCTGAGGAGCAGGTGGCCGAGCCCGAACCCGAGCCGCCTGCGCAGCCGAGCTTCGAGACCCCGCGCGAGCACGGGTTGTACCGGGCGCTGCGCAAGGCCGAAGAGCGACGCCAGCACGAAGTCGGTGAGCTCATGCAGGGGTTCGAGACGCTGCAAGAGCAGGTCTCGCGCCTGACCAAAAACCTCGACGACGAGGAAGCGGCCAGGCGTGAAGCCGCCGAGACGCCCGACGGTAAAGACCCGATCGAAACCCTGACCTACCGCATCCGCAAGGAGGTTGGGGGCAAAGTGCTCGGCGAGCTCGGCGAGCTGCGAAACGCGATCACCAGCCTCCAGGAGGGCCGGCAGCAGGAGGCCGAGGCGCAGCGTCAAACCTACCTGCGTGAGCTCGAAGGCCGGGCTGTCGCCGAGACCCGGCAGCACCTCGAAGCCGCCCCGGAGCCGGTCAAAGAATCGATCCGCGGCTGGGCACAGCGCAACCACACCCAGATGGTCAGGGAGGGTGCCGACCCGGCCGAGGCCGCGGCGGTCATCCAGCAGGAGATCTTCAACTACTCGCTGGAGGCGACGAAGCGCGGGATGACGTTGCCGCAGCTCTGGGCGCACGCCCACGGCATCGACGCCGCCGGCAACGGCGGCGGACCGGCGGCGGAACCGCCACCGCCGGCGGCAGCGGTTCCCGACGACGTGCGTCGCCATCAGCTGGCGCGGCGCACCGCACCACAGGCTACACCTCGGGGGCGCGGTCCGTCACCGGACGGCAGCAGCCCGATCGAACAGCTCGCCGCCAGGGTGGGCGAGCTGGATACCGAGACCTTCTACGAGAGGGTCGAGGAAATCGCGGAGGCGTTGAGGCTTTCTCCGGAGGCCGTCGAGCAACGGGTGGAGACCGTGATTCGACGCGCCGCCAGAGGGGGCCAAAAGGGCTGACGCTCCAGGGGCTCGACTCGCGCGACGACGAGCCCCTCGTACTCTCCAGTCGCGCTTCCCCGCTCAGGGCGTTACTGAGCTTCGCGTACCAGACGCTGTATTTCTGGCAGTAGAAGCCCCTCCCGACCGTGGGGTCAGGGGGAACGTCCACACTGCACAGGAGCAGCCTTATGGCAATCGAAAGTTTCCGCGCAGGCGACGTCGGCGTGAACGAGCTCTACCAGAAGAAGATCTGGCGGCGAGCGACGCAGGCGACCGCGATTTTCAACCCAAAACTTGGATTGTGGGGCAAGCCGGGAAGCGGCAAGCCCTTCATCATCAACAACGACTTCAAGAAGGGGTCAGGGCGGCGCGTCGAGTGCCGCTTGCTCGGCAAGCTCAAGGGCGACCCCTACACCGGCTCCGCAGATCTGACGGGCCTCGAAGGCAAACTGCCGATGGAGACCTTCAAGTTTCAGATCAGCACGATGAAGTCCCCCCCGCTGGGGATCGACGACGAGGAGTCCGACCAGGCCGTTCCGTGGAGCATCAGCGACGCCCACATCGACGAGAACGCCGACTATTGGGCGTTGCTCATGGAGGCGGGGGCGCACATGCAGCTCGCTGGGAGCACGTTCACGTCGGCGATCGACTACTACCGGCTGAACGGATTCGACATCCGGGCCGGCATCACTTCCACCGGCATCCACCCGCACGCCTACACGCTCGGCAACCCTTCGCTCGTCCCCACCCGGGAGATCTTCTCCTCGGTGTCGGGCACGATCGCGGCGAGCGAAAACCTTACGTCGACCGACGTTTGCAACATCACCCTGGTCAACAGGCTGATCGCGCAGGCCGAGGGCGCCAACCCACCGATCCTGCCGTGCAGGGTCTTCGGCATGTACTGCTATCTCGTCTTCGTCCACAGCGATTGCTGGGGCGACCTGATGGCGAGCGCCGGGCAGTACGACAACTTCGCGATGGCCATGCTCCAGGGTGGCCTGGACCCGAAGAAGTCGGTTTTCACCACGAGCAGTCTGCACCCCTGGAGAAATTGCGTCTTCATCCAGACCCGCTTCAACCCCCCGGCGCAGCACAGCTCGACCGCGGCGCCCATCGCCAACACGCGGAAAATCTACCTGGTGGGACAGAACGGCCTGGTTTGTGGGTGGGGCAAGGGGCACGACAAGTCCAAGGTCGTGCTCGAAGAGGAGGCCTACAACCTCGGGGCTCACCGGATGAACAGCCGCATGCTCTGGGGCGGGTCCAAGATCTACTGGACCGACGCCGACGCGAACCTGCGCGACAACGCCATCGTCGTCGCGAACTGCTACGCCGCCAACACCGGCGACGCCAACTAGGAGGACATCATGCTGAAGAACATCCTCTACAGCCTGGGCGCCGCTCTCAGCGACGTCCTGTTCACCGCCGCGGCGCGCCGCGGGCTCATTCTGTTCGTCGCCGCCGACACCAACGCGAGCACCCTCTCTTCAATGCCATCGGAGGGGCTGCGCCCCGCCTTCGGGCGCGGAGCGCAGACGCTCGAGTTCTTTTTCGACGAGGACATCACCGGGGAAGTAGACGACATCGGCACCAACCTGGAGGAGGCGGGTGACACGTTCATCTTCCTGCGACTGGCGAGGAACACCAGCGTCCTCGACGTGCGCGGCTTCTGTTCCGCTTTCGACAGCGGCGGCGGTGAGACGTTCCTCTTCGACGTCGTGTTGAACGCCGCGGTTGACGGCGCCGCCGCCGCCGACTTTCACCTGGTCGACGCTTCGGATGTCGCTCAGGGCGGCGGCCGGTTCCAGGCCGGGGACGGCACGTCGCCGGTCATCTCCCCGCTCGGGAAGCGAATCGAGGCCGACGGCGCCACCCTCTTCATCCAGACCGACACCGCACCCAATTCGGCGCCGGCGAGCGGACGCCAGATGTGCATTCTGGTCGACGTCGGAGACGTCCCGCAGAGCCCGGTGGCGAGCTGAGAAAGGAGCACATCATGAAGAAACAGCTCGTTGTGTTTTTGGCCCTGACGGTCTTCGCCGTGCCGGCGACGGCGCAGAACCTCAACCTCCAACAGCTACGGACCGCCATCGAGGCCGGTACGCTCGGCACGTCGGCCAACGTCGGCACGGCTGCGACCGGATCGACGGCGGCCGAGCTCGGACAGGGCAAGACGCATCGAACCGTCTTGACCGTCTCGACGACCTTGCCGGCGATTGCCGGCGGCGCCGATCTCGCGGTAGGAAAGCTGCTCTACACTTTCCCCGCGGGCGAGATCATCGTCACCAGCGCCTACATGTCGCTGGCGATCACGCAGACGCAGGGCAACATCACCGCGGACACGCCGGACGGCGGCCTCGGGACGACGATCGGATCGGGGGTGGTCGCCGAGCTCAGCGGCACCGCCGGGAACATCCTCACCGGGCAGACCTTCAACGACTGCAACGGCACCGCCGAGGTCAAGACGGCGACGCCGACGGCCGCGGCACCGCTGGTGATCGCCGCCGGCGGCGCCCACACCGTTTACTTCAACGTGGCGGATGGGTGGGCGGCGAGCGGCGACGCAGCCGCAACGCTCACCGGTACCGTCATCCTTCTCTGGGAGTTCGTCGTATGAACGTTCAACAGCTTCAAGAGGTCGTAGCAGATCTCAAGCGGCGCATCGAAGCGCTTGAAGGCGACGTCAAGAAACCGGCCAAGCCGAAGAAGGACTGAGCCGTGGACTTCCTCACCGTGCGCGCCTACGTCCGCGACGCCTGGAAGATCCCGGACGCCGCGGCGGAGAACACGCGGCTCAACCGAGCGATCTGCGAAGTGCTGAAGCGCGTGCGGAGCGAGGAGACCAGTTTCAACCGCGGCCAGATGAGCTTCACCACGGTGGCGGCTCAGGCGACCTACGCCAGGGCCAACGGGGCCGGGGGAGCCAATCTCCTGCCCTACGACTACCGTGGCGTGCTCGGCCGCGATCTCTTCAACACCACCAATTCTGTGGAGCGGCGCATCGAAGCCCGGGGGCTCCGGCAGGTGCGCCGTCTCCACAATTCTGCCGGCCCCGACACCGGGCCGCCGAGAATCTTCGCCTCGGAGAGCCGGACGCTCGACTTCTGGCCGACCCCTGACGGCGCCTACTCGATCGAGGGGCCGTACCTCCGTGACCTCGGCACGCCAGTCCCCCGCTACATGGATTCGAACGCCACCTACGACGTCGTGGCGGCCTTCCGTTACGACGCCAGCGAGGGCACCTACGTCGACCTCCTCGCCGACCTCCTGAACCCTGGAGAGAGCGCGCTGCCGTTCCCGGCCGGTTCCGGTGACGGCGACGCCTTCTTCATCGGCTTCAGCGCCGTGCCGTCGACCCCGCTCGTCGTCGTCGTCGGAGACGCCGGCGTCGGCACCTACACCCTGACCTACAAGTACTGGAACGGTTACAGCTTCACGGCTCTCTCAGGGGTTACCGACGGCACCAGCGACTTCCAGAGCGCCGGCGCCGCGACGGCGGCTTTCACCGATCCGACGAACTGGAAGCCGACCGTCGTCGACGGCTCGAACCGCATCTACTGGATGAAGATCGAGCGCGACGGCGGCACCGTCACTACCGACCCGACGATCACCGTCGTCGCTTTCACCGGCAACGACACCTGGGAGTACTACCTGCTCGAGAACAGCGGCGCAGAGCGCATCGACGCCGACCTCTACAGCAACCAATGGTTCCACGAAGCGCTCCAGGTGCTGGTTCACGGCACCGCGTACCAGTACTTCATGACTTACGGCCAGGACGAGGTCAAGGCCGCCGGCGCCCAGGCTCGGTTCAGCGACGCTCTTCAGAACGTCAAGAAGAGTGAAGGAAGCTTTCTCACCCCGCCGAAGGTGCGGATCTCGCTCGGCTACCCACGGAGGATCTGATGCCGGTTGAGCTCGTCCGCCCACAGCTGGTGCTCCCCGACCGCGGCACGCTGCCGTCGAATCCCGGCTGGGTCATGGTGCTGAACGCCGTCCCCTACGGCGAGACGGCATGGATCTTTGATACCAACCTGGCGCCGCGGGCGGTGCTGACGGACGCCGAGGTGATCGGCGCCCACGTCAACCGCCAGAACGGTACCGGAGGATGGAAGATCTACTTCGGCACCCCGACGCGCCTGGGGGAGATCGAGCCCGCGACGTGGACCGAGACGATCCACAACAGCGGCCTCACGGGGGTCGACCCCGACACCGGGTGGCAGTTCTGCGGCTTCGGCTCGAACGAGGTCGCCGTCGGGGGCCACGGGATCGAGTGCAAGCTCCGCGCCGCGGACGCCGGCACCTTCGGCACCATGATCACCAACGCCGAGCCCGAGCCGCCGGGGCACACCGCCTCGGGCAACTGGCCGCCGAAGGCGAAGTTCTGCGCCGCCTGGGGCGATGTCGTCGTCCTCGCTAACATGACCGACGTCGGGCCGGCGGACGCCTTCGGCAACACCTGCGGATTCCTGTGGTGGGTCACCGCGGACGACAGCGGAGGCGGCGCGAACGTGCTCGGCACCGTCGACACGCACCCAGGGGTGCAGACCACCTTCGGGTACCTGGTCGACGACCACGGCGACATCACCGCCACGGCCGGCGGCGAGAACTTTGGCGCCCTCTTCAAGGCGACGGCTACCTACCGCTCTGAGTACCGCGCCGGAGACCTGATCGTCGACATCCACAACACTGGCGGCCACCTCGGCACCATCTGGCCGAACAGCGTGCTCGTCGTTGGCGACGAGATCTTTTTCATGTCGCTCGCCGGCCCCGCGGTCCTCGGGCGCACCGGGGCGCCGGTGCTCCTCGGCGAAGGCCAGATCCTGAGGACGTTGTTCGACGATGACACCTGGGTCACCGACGGTTTCACAATCTCGATCACCGACGTCCCGCACCTGTGCTGGGCGACCTACCACCCGACGCAGGACATCGTGACGTGGTACTACCGCGTCACCTCCGACGAGATGGAGATGGCGATTCACTTTCATCGAAGAACGGGTCGCTTCTCTTTCAGCCAGCGGAGCAACATCTTGACTCCCACGGCGACGACCCAGGCCGGGCGCCTACGGGCGACGCTGGTGTCCCCCCGAAGCCACCTGGCGCGCTTTTCGGCGCAGCAGGGCGGGGTCTACTTCGATCTGCTCGGCAACGTCTGGGAGGCGGTCATCGACGGGACCTACAAGTGGCAGCACCAGCCACAGTTCCTGACCCCCTACCTCGGGGTGGCCAGGGACGAGAACGGCCACCTGCTGAAGTACGGCCCCCAGGCGATCATGCCCTATTGGGAGCTGATCGCTGGCGCCAACAGCCGCCCCGACATGCAGGTCACCGTGCTGCAGAAGGCCGAGCTCGGCTCCAACGAGCTCGTCGCCACCGAGGTCGCCGACGTCATGGACTCCGACGGGCGGATCAAATTTTCCGCTCTCGTCGAGACGCCGTGGGCTCTCTACACGATCCTACTCGGCGACGCGAGCGTCACCGACCTCGACAAGGTCGCGAGCTTCGACGGCTTTGACCTGTACTACGACCCGGGGGGGAGGGTCTGATGCCTACCCCGCTTCTCGCAGTCGGGCTCCCGCTCGACGCCTCGACGCAGCAAATCGTCGAGGCGCTTCGTCAGATGGCACAGCAGCTTCCAATGGAGAAGGAGTTCGACATCCCCTCGACGACCGTAACAGCAACGTCCTGGACGTCAATCGACTCCTGGGTCCTCGGGTCGGCGCTGACTGAGCGCCAACTCACGATCGAGGCGTGGCTCAAAGTCACCGCCGACGATGCCGGCGGCGAGGAGATCCACCCTCTGGAGCTCCGGCTGCTGCTCGACAGCACCGCACTCGACAGCGATTGGCGCTTCGCCCTCCCGGACGCGTCGCTGCTGCGCCCGGCGCCGACGCCGCTCTCGGAGTTCTTCCTCGTGTTCTCGCCGCCGATTCAGACGATCGGCCGCGGGACGCACACCCTCGAACTACAGGCCCAGACGGGCAGCGGAGGCAGCTGGACGTTCAGTTCGACGTCGCGCATCCGCTATTCCATGAGGTGAAACAGCCATGCCCTGGTACACCAACCCAGCTTTTCTTGGACTCGTCGCCGGCGGCATCGGCGCTTACCAGGCGGGCCAGTCGAACCGCGGCACCAGCTCCGACAGCTCAGGATCCCGCGAGCCGTGGGGTCCCGCGCGCCAGGACCTGGTCGACATCCTGGGTCTCGGGCGCGACGTCTTCGAGGACCAGCGCGACTTCCGGCCGCCGCCAGCGCTGCGCTCAGGGGGAGGCGAGAGTCGCTCGGCGCTGCGCGAGCTCGCGCAAGAGGCCCAGCGGCGAGCGATGGAGTCGGACTTCGTCCCCCGGGCGCAGGAGATGGCGTTGTCGCTCGCCGGCGGCAACCCGCTGATCAACCGCACCTGGGAGATGGCGTCACAGTTTCGCAGCCCCGATCCCGGACGAGCGATGGGACACAACTCTGCGCTCCAGGAGCTGCTCGGCAACCTGATGGCCGGGCAGACGACGCTCGGGCAACCGCCGTTCGGTGCCGGTGGGCTGAAACCGCCGCCACGACTCCCACCGCTCGGCGGCGGCCCGCCATCGCTACCCGCTCCACCGTCGGGCAAGCCACCCGGCTCCGCACTCGCTCTGCTGGCGCAGCTGCGAGGCAGCGGAGGCGGTGTTCCGTCCCTACCGGCGCCGCCGAACATCCCGCCGATTTCCGACCCCTACATCCCCGACTCCGTACCCAAAGCGATGGAGTCGCGTCGCTTCACCGCTTTGTAGGAGACCGCCATGCCGTACATGAACAACCAGCAGCTCGCCCAGATGGCGCAGGGAAGCGGCCGTACCCTCGACCAGGTGCTCGCACACTTCGGCCTGGGGAGCGGCAACCAGACCGTGCAGCCGGCCGGCCCTCCAGGGCAGACCGGCGGCAGGCCCACGGTCAAGCCGCAGCCTGCGCCCTCACCGCCGTTCAACCCCAATCCCCCGCCTGCGCCCTCACCGCCGTTCAACCCCCCACCGCCAGGCAAGCAGCCGACCGTGCCGGGCGCAGGCCCGCTCTCTCCTACGGCGCCGGGTTCGAGCAGCGGCGGCGCGCCGACGAAGCCGGCTCAGCCTTCCCCGGCTCAGCCCGCGGCGCCACCGTCCGACCCGATGCTGGTCACGCGCGGCGGCAAGACGTACCAGCGCGGAGTCTCTGGCAAGGGGAACCCGATCCTCACCGCCCACGGACCGAACTACCGGCCGCCGGCGGCGGCGCCGGCCGCGCCCGGCCCCAGCGCCGAAGCGTTGGCTCTCCAGCAGGCGCGGGGGGGAATGACGGCTACTCCGGCCGCGCCCGGCCCCAGCGCCGTAGCGTTGGCTCTCCAGCAGGCGCGTGGGGGAATGACGGCGGCGCCCGGCCCCAGCGCCGAAGCGTTGGCTCTCCAGCAGGCGCGTGGGGGAATGACGGCTACTCCGGCCGCGCCCGGCGTTCCCTACCCGCTACCGGGCATGTCTTCGCCTGGGACTCTCTCGCCGCCGACGATGCCGGTTCAGCCTCTGGGCGTGGCGGGGCAGACCAGCGGCCCGGTGACGGCACCTGGTGGCCTCGCTGCGCCGCGGCCCGCGAAGCCGGCAGCGCCGGTGATCGCCGACCCGCGGCTGAGCGTACCGTTCCCGATGCCGTCCCCGGCGCAGAACGCTCCGCCGCCGATCAGCGATCCGTACTTCCGGCCCCAGGTGAGGTAGCGCCATGCCCCCTCCGCCCACCACCACCAACCCGAGCTGGCAGCAGTATGCCGGGCGGGTTCTCGGCGACGAGTTTCTCGACGCCGAGAACCCGCACTTTCAGGGCGCCGTCGTCGAGCCGTTGCGTCGCGAGTCGCAACGCAACCTGGCGCTCGAACGCCAGCGCCTGAACCAGGCCGCCGGCGGCGCCGGGCGCTTCGGCGGCGACGTCTGGTCCTCGCAATTCGGCCGGGCCGGCGAGCTGTCCGACCGCAACTTCAACGAAGTGGTGTCGTCGAGGGCGCTCGAACAGTACGCCCTCGAACGCCAGCTCCAGAACCAGATGGCGCAGACGGGTGCCGGCTACGAGCAGGGCATCCGCACCGCTCAGATCGGCGCCGACGCCGCCCGTCAAACCGCCTCGACCAGCGCCAACGCGGGAATCCGCCAGGCCGAGATCAATGCCGAGCTCCAGCGCGAGCTCCTGGCCGAGCAGCTCGGCTTCTCGCGCGAGGAGCTCGCCGAAACCTTCGGTTTCGCCCGCCAGGGCCTCGCCGCCGACATCGCCCGCATCCAGGGCGAACAGGGCCTCGATTGGGCAGCTCTGGAGCAGCAAGGCGGGCTTTCGGCCTTGCAGCTCATGGCCGGGCTCGCCGGCGAAGGCGGCCAACAGCAACTCGCCGCGCTCGGCCTGGTGCCAGGCCTCGAGGCCTCCGGCTACACCGGCCTGACCACCGCCGGCAGCATGTTCTCGGACCTCGGCCGTCAGGAAGCCGCGGCGGCTGGCACCGCCAACCAGAACGCGATGAATCAGTGGAACTACGAGCGCAATAACGAGCAGCAGGCCCTGCTCGACTGGCTCGGCATCGCGCTACCGATCTCCGGCGCCGGCGGCTCCTCTACCGGCACCGGCTCTCAGTCGGGACCGCAGACCGACCCGCTCGCCGCCGGGATCTCCCAGGGGCTCAGCGGCTACCTTCAGGCGCGGGACTTGTTCGGCGGCGGGGCTTCGAGCGCCGCCGGCGGGGCTTCGAGCGCCGCCGGCGGGGTCGGCGCCGCGGGACCGGTGTCGACCGCGTCTCCGGGGAACCCTTTTGCCGGCGTCGGGTACGACCCGGCGACCGGGCCGGCGGGTAGCCCCGCCGCCGGCCAGTCAGGAGGCGGGGCTTCTGCCGGCAGCGGCGGCGGGCTGAGCTTCGGTGGTGACAGCACGCCGGGAGGCGCACAGGCCACAGCGAGAGGAATGCCGAGCAACGACCCGGCCGGTGAGATCTCCGAAACCATCGGCGGCCTCGCGCGGCTTGGCCAGCCCGGCTACTACTACCTGCCGTCCGGCGACACGTCGGCCCCGCAGATGGGGCCGTGGTGGCTCATCAACGACCCTTACGTCCAGAATCGAGGAGGCTGGTAGATGCCCCCGCACAATCGGACTTTCGACCTCCAGAACGCTTCGACCGACAGCGGCGGTTTGACGCCCAATCGCTTCGGCCTCTTCGGCGCCGCCAGCGCCCTGGAGCAGTTCCCCCACGGGCAGAACCCGATCCTCGCCTACCTTTCCGCTCGCCAACAGTACGAGCTCTACGAGCAGGAACGGCTGCGCAAGGAAGAGAAAGAGCGCCGCGAACACAAGGATGAAGAGGAGCGGACGGCCTACGAGCGGCAGCTCTCCGCCGCCCGCTTCGCCGACAACCCGGAGATCGCCGCGGCGCTCGGGCTCGACCCCGCGCTCGTCGACCGGCTGAAGGCCCAGCGCGAGGTGGAGAAGGCGGAGAAGGAGCGCTCGTCGGCCGGAGTTTTGCGGGCTCTTCTCGGCGAAGACGTCGACCTTGCTCAGCTCTCCCCCGACGACCAGATCCGCATCGCCCAGATTATGCGCGAGGAGCGCGAAAGCGAGGACGAACGGGAGGAGCGGCGACACTACTTCAACTACGAGTTCAAGGCTCGCCGCCAAGCTGCCCAGGAAGACTTCGAGCGGCAGCAGCGCGCTCTCGACCGCAGGGCCGCGCGAGACATTGTAGCCGAGCGCAACAAGCCGGACGCGTCCACCGAAGCCCCGAAGCAGGCCGTCTACAGCGCCATCAAGGCCGAGGCTGACTTGCTCTTCCTCCGGCAGTTCGGGCGCGATCCGGAGGACGGCATGACCGGAGAAGAGCAGGCCGCCTACCTCCGGCTGCTCGACGCCACGGCGTCAAAGCGAGGCGTGGACCTCAGCGCCGCTCTCGGTGGCGGTGGCGGTGAAGAACCGCCGCCGCAATCCAGGGACCAGCTGGTGTCCAGGCTTCGGGCGGCCGGGGCGCCACCGCAGGTTATCGAGAACGCCCGTCGGGAGCTTGCCGCAGGCCGCAGCGTCGAGGACGTGTGGGCGCTCTTCATCGCCGGGCCCGGAGGGTAGGCGGTGCCCAACCCCCTTTGGGAAGGTGTCAGTCAGCCGAGAAACCCCCTTTGGGAGGGCCTTTCCGAGCCTGAGAGCATCGGGCTAGGCAGCCGCGCGTGGAGATCTTTTCTGTCTTCCGCGGCGACAATCCCCGGAGTCGCCGCCGAGGGCCTCCAGACGCTCTCCGAGGTGTCCCGCTTCTTCAACCCCGGGCAGTGGATCCCTGGCATGCAGGGTCACATGCGCGAGAGCTTCGACCGGTTCGACGAGTTCCTGGACCCGTTGGAACAGCGCGCCAGGGAGATCGCCCCGCCGCCCGGCGAGACGTTCGTCGAGAAAGCCGTCGGAACGGTCGCCGGAGCCGTGCCGCAACTCGCCGTCACCGTCGGAAGCGCGCTGGCCACCGGCGGCGCCACAGCCCCGGCGGCGATCGGCGGCCTGCTCGCCGCCGGCAGCAGCCGCCAGGAGGCCGAAGCCCGCGGCGTCGACCCGACGACGACGACGCTCAAGAGCGTGTTTTCCGGGATCGGCGGCGGAGCGCTCGAAGCGGTCGGCGCCGGCGCCGTCGCCCGACTCTTCCGGCAGGTGCCGACGTCGCTGCTGCGGCGCACCGGGGAGGCGATGATCGCGGAGGGAGCGACCGAAGTCGGCCAGGAGCTCCTCGAGATGACGCTCGAGCGGTCGACCGGCAGCGAGACCGCTTTCGACAATGCCGGTGAGCGCTTGGCGCTCGCCGGTATCGCCGGCACCGTTCTCGGCGGCGCCGCGGCGGGGCCCGCAGCGCTCTTCCACCGCGCCTCGCCGCCGCCGGCACCGCTTTCCCCCGAGGAGACGGCGCTCTTCGACGACGTCATCAACCCAAGTTACGAGCAGTTCCACACCCCGAAGCCAGTTGAGCAGGAGGGTCTCGCGGAGCGCGTCCGGCAAGGCCTGCGGCGGGCGAACTACGAGATTCTGAATCAGGAAGGGCCGATCGAGGAGCTCGCCGTCAAACTCAAGAAGGAAGGGCTCGGTGAAGAGGCCGCGCAGCGCATCACGGAGCTCTACACCGGGATCGCGTCGAAGCGTGGCATGGGGTCGGTGGCGACCGCGGCCATCACCCAGCGGCCCTACACCGTCGACCCGTCCAACAACCGGAGCACAGTGCTGATCACCCAGGTCGACATGGGGCCCGGCGGCGTCGTACAGCGCCCCGAAGGTTTCCGCTCGCCGCTCGAAATCCTCTCCCCCTACGGCAACGATCCGCAGCGTCTGCGCGGGCTCTCGGAGTTCCTGGCGCACCAGCGCAACTCGACGGACCTGCTACGGCGCGGCAAGGTGACGCCGGCGCAGGCCGCGGCGAGCCAGCAAGTGGTCGACGCCATCCGCACCCAAACCCCGGACCTCTACCAGCGCTACATCGACGACGCCCAGGCCCTGCGCGAGTGGTCGGTACTGGCGATCCTGGACCCGCTCGTCGACGTGGGCCGCATCACCGCGGATCAGAAAGCGCGGGTCCTCGCCGAGAACCCGCACTACGCGCCGTTCTTCCGGCTCGAACCCGGCGGCGTCGAGGCGGTCGGCGCCGACACCGCTTCGCTGAAGCGCATCGAAGGCGGCCTCGACCCCGACAACCCGAGCATCGACCCGATCGAGGGCTTCGTCCAGAAGGCGATGAGCGTCACCTCCTGGGTGACGCGCCAGCGGCTGCGCAACACGATCGGCGCCGTCGGCGTCGAGTTCGCCGACGTCTTCCCTGACCTTGCCCCCGTGCCGCCGGCGATCGAGCGCGTCGCGACTCAGGAGGTTCCGGTCCTCGAAGACGAAGCCGGTCAGCGTCTGAAGCCGTCACAGCTCGCCAAGGCCGAGGGGCTGCTTCGTGACACCGGCGAGACCGATCTGGAGAACGTCTACCGGCCGCGCCGCGACCGGCCGCCCAACACCTTCCAGGTGTGGAAGGACGGCAAGCCCGTCAACTTCACCGCCGACAAGCTGCTGCTCTCGGCGATCGAGCGTTTGTCACCCCAAGAGCTCGCCTGGGGGTGGAAGCTGCTGCGTCCGGCCGCGGCCATGCTTCGCGCCGGCGCCACCTCGACGCCGGAGTTCATACTGACCAACATGCTGTTTCGCGACACGGTCGCTTCGGCGGTCTTCGCCAAGGGCGGTTTCGTGCCGTTCTGGGACACGGCGATCGGCATCGCCGAAGCCCTGAAGCGCGGGCCGCTGCTCGACGAGATGGCGCGCTCTGGCGGCTTGATCTCCAACCTGGTCGACGTCGACCGCGACTTCTACGTCCACGACGTCCAGGACCTGTTGGCCTACGACAAGTCGAAGAACTTCCTGCAACGCGAGCTCGGGCACTTCAGGGCTGCGCTCAAGAAGCCCGGGCGCAGCGTCCTGAAGTACAAGAAGGGTCAGTCGTCGCTCCTCGATCTGGTGACCGACATGCCGACGGACTTGGTGAACATCGTTCTGCACCCCCTCCAGAGGCTCTCAGCGGTCGCAGAAATGGCGAACCGCCTCGGCGCGGCCAAGAGGGCGGCCGAGGGCTCGCGTGTCCTGGGGCCGATCTCAGAGCGTCTGGCAGGCGTTGTGGGCGAGAAGTGGGCGCCACGGTTCCGTACCGAGGGCCTCGGCGTCGAGGGCGTCCTCGAAGCGATGCGCGAGCCGTCGATCGATTTCGGACGTATGGGGGCCTGGGGATCTCGCGTGAACAGCGTCGAGGCGTTCGCCAACGCCAACCTCCAGGACGTCTCGAAGTACGCCAGGGCGCTCAAAGCCGCCCCGGGACACACGTTGCTGGCGTCGACCGTCATGGTAACGATCCCCGCAATCGTCAATTGGCTCGCCAACAAGGATGACGAGCGGCACGCGGAGCGCTCCATGCTGGAGAAGACGCTCTACTACCACGACCCTGGCGTCCTGAACGAGCACGGCGAGAGTCTGCGGTTCCCGCGGCCGATCGGCGTCTTCAACTTCCTCCACGGCGTCCTGGTCGAGAAGCTCCTCGACAAGTTCTACGAGAGGGATCCGTCGATCAAGGAAGAGCTCTTCGAGGCCCTGCAACGCGATACGCCGGCCGGCATGGTGTGGCCGCCGACAAACATGATCCCGACCGCCCTTCAGAGCCCCTTCGAGGCCTTCGGCTCCGAGCAGGGCTACGACAGCTTTCGCGATCGCCCCCTGGTCAACCAGGGGATGATGCGCCGTGCTCCGGAGCTGCGCTACTCCGAGTGGACGTCGGAGACGATGAAGCAGCTCGGCGAGTTGACCGGCGTCGCTCCGGTCAAGCTGGAGCACGTCTACCGCAACTGGACCGGCACCGCCGGGCGGTGGCTGACCGACGCCGTCGACGCCACCGTCTTCGGCGAGCAGCCCGGCGAGCGCCCCCCGGGCATCGTCGGCCAGGCGCCCTTCGCCCTGCGGGGCATCGCCCGCCGCTTCATCTCCGCAGCGCCGGCGGGCCCGGGGAGCCGGCCGGTCTCGGACTTCTACACCTTCACCAGGAAGGCCGAAGAGCAGCGCCAGAGCATGAAGTTCGAGCTCGACCGTGGAGCCGCGCGAGATGCCCTTGCGGAGAAGTACCCGCTCGCGCTCTACTCACGAGGCCTTTCCCGCGCCGCCCGGAACATGAGCGAGATCTCGAAGGATCGGGCAGTAGCCGTCGAGGATGGCGACTTCGACGAAGTCAAGCGCCTCGACCGCCTGATGACCGAAGAGGCGCAGCGCCAGCTCGAGCGCGCCGGCGTCTACCGCTCCCGGAAAAAGCCGGAGCTCGACGCCGCGGTAGAGAAACAGCTCGCCGCCTGGATCAGGGTTCACCCCGACGCGGCGCCGTGGGAGCGCATCGCGGCTCGGAAGCGGATTCTCTCGGAGCTGTCCGAAAGATAGCCAGGCGGTACTGCCCCGGCGCTCCCTGGCGCCGGGGCAACGGGGATTCCCTGATCTTCGCAGAACCTGCGAATACGGGCGGTGGCGGCGCTCAGATCGTTGTTGATAAACCCGTGTCCGAATGGCCAGTCGGAATTCCTGTTGCCAAAGATAGCCGAGGCCGCCAAGCTACTGATGCCGAAGACGTCGGCTATTCTGTCTATGTGGAAAACGAGTCCCTTCATCTTATCAGGCCCCTCCCTCCATTCCTCGCATTCCGCCTTCAATCCGGCTCGGCGAAAGAAGGGGTGCAGCGAGAGCCACCCGATTGAGCAGCCCGAGAAGCCGCAACGGCTCGCCCCACTGAAGGACGTCGGGAGCTCGGCGCCGACTCCCCACAGGTTGAGGTCGAAACTCGCCCCGTCGTCGAGCCACTTCGGAACCTCCTCCTCCAACACCGAAACGGCCTTCGGCAGCCGCCCCAGCGCCCTCCTCTTGTTCCGGATCTCTTCCCCTGTCTTCATCGTTCACCTCCTGTAGGCCGGGTACCCTTGCGCTACCAGACGAAGCTCCGCGGCGCCGCTCGATCTATCAATTTTCGAGTAGCTCATCGGGAGCACCGCCAGCCTCGGCAGCGACCTTCCAGACCGCCTCCTCGGCCAGGTACTCGATCTGGCGTTTGACGAGTGGCATTTCGTCCATCAGCGCCGCCAGGCTAATCGGCACGGCGACCGCCTTGCAGACCGACACTTCGCCGTACCTCGCCTCGACCTTGATGCTGCGTCCCATCATCCTCCTGCCCAGCCGGCCCAGCAACCCGCACTCGATCGTCAGCACGGGCACCTGGAAGTAATCGTGGGCAAGGTCGAGCGTCTGCACTTCCGGTAAGTCGACCGCCTCCATTCTGTGGTCGTAGCGAGTTATAGATATCCGGCTCAGGTGGTCAATGGCGGCCTCGGCCGGAGACCAATCGTCAGGGAACATCTCCGCAATGGCCTTGCGAAGGTGTGCCAACTTCCAGTTGAGGAGGGCATGCTTCTTTCTCACCTCGGCCTTCTCGGCCAACAAAAACGTTTCGCGGCCGTTCAGCTCGACCCGGCGTTGCTCAGCCCAGACATTCAACTCCCGGCGACGAAGCTCCAGGGCGACACCGCCGATTGCGGCTAGTGCCAAAGCCACGAAGAGCGGCTCCCAGGTCACCATCACTTCTCCAGCGCCAAGATGACGTTGCGTTGGTCGTCATCGTCGAGGTGCGGGAAACGGCCTCGCACGTAGGCCAAGTCGCCGTCTCCGAGGTCGTTTGCGATCTGCCAGAGCTTCGGGTCGACGTCCGCCTCGACGACGACAGCGCGGATGCGCTGGCTCGCCTGCTCGAAGACGAGTTCGATCTCGCCGGCGGTGCCGTTGTAGGCGGAAACCGCGAGTCCGACGACCGCTCCTTCCGGAAACTCCCAATACGGCGGCCCCGGCTGCGGGAACGTGGAAGCAGCCCCCGTGTTCGAGTCATAGAGGCCACTGATGCTGAGGTCTTCTGTGCCGCTCATGTGCAATCTCCTGTGTGTTTTTCATCGTTGGAGACGAACGTGGTGCCGTTACAGAAGCAAATCTTGCTGGTACCGCTGCTGTCGCAGTACGACTCTCCGGCCGTGGCCCCGCCGCAGACGAACGGCGCTGCCGCAACGCAGGGGACGGACCATCCGCCGGATCCACCGAAAGAGTACGTCTGGGCGCCGACCACCAGATCGATCTGATCCGCCGCCCCTCCAGTCGCCGCAATCGTGAGAATTCCCCCCGCCTGGCTGTAGGTGAGAGTAGCTCCGGCGTTCGACGTCGGCGACCCGAAGTAGACGCCGGCGGTGCTAGCGTCGGGGACCAGGATCGAGATGCCGCCACTGCCGCTGTTCTCGATGACGAAGTCATCAGCCGAAGTGGACGCCGTCACGCTGCCGGCCGACGCCCGAAAGACGTGCAGCAGACCGTCAGGGGTCGTGGTTCCGAGGCCCCAGCCTGGGGTTCCCGCGTCACCGTACCAGAAGGCGGTCCCGGATAGCCCCTTTTCGATCTGGAAGGCGTTGTAGCCGGTGTCCTCGTCGCGCACCATCCAGTTCCCCGACGTCGCATTCGTCGAGAAACTCCAGGTCGACGGCGTGGTGCCGCCAGTGTTTTCCATCATGACAGTCAGCGACCCCCCGCCGCTGTCGTCCTGAAGGGTGAGATCCCCCCGGAAGAAGCCGTCGCCCTCGACGTCGAGAGGGAAGTCCGGGGTCGTATCCCGGATGCCGACGCGATTGGCGCTCGAGTCCACGAACAGCGCGCCGGCGGCCAGGTCGGCAGCGAGCGTGACGTTCTGACTGGCGTCGATGCCGAGCGCCGCCGTGCCGTCGCCGCTGTAGACCTGCACCGTCCCCCCAGCCGTCGACGTCCCCAGCTCCATGAGAGTCGCAGTGGGGTTGTAACTCCACCAGGATCCGGTGGAGTCGTGCCCCGGGTGCCCGAGGTTCCACCCTACACGCCCGCCGATACCGGCGCCGAAGATCGTCGCGCCGCAAAACACGGCGCCGCAGTCGAGCACTAGCTCGTCAAAGCCCGCCGGCGCCGCGGCGCCGCTGTCGGCGATCTCGATCTTGAGACCCGCCGTTACCGGGTCATTGGACGCGTCCAGCAATAGAAAATCACCCCCGAGCAATGCCGACAGCTCCCCCGCCGTCGCCTTGCAGCTGGTGGTCGGGCTGTACAGGCCGAAGACGTGGCTGGCGTCGAGAGTGCAGGTCGGCAGGTTGGGGCCGGGCTGGGACTGCGCCAAGGCACAGCCCGCGGACAAGAGCAGTAGCAGGAAAAAATGTTTCATACGTCCTCCAAGTTGGTTTCGAGCACCGGTCGTTCGTTGGCATCGTCAAGAGTTCCGGGGTCGGCCGGGTCGCTCCGCAGCTCGTCGAACTCCTTCAGCAGCTCGCCGAGCTCCTTCAACCTGGCGTAGCGCCGCCGGGCGCCGCCGACCCTCTGCATGACCACGGAGTCGAGCCACTGCTGAATCGCTTGGTTGCGCTCCAGAGGGCTCTTGCCAATCGAGACAAAAATTTTTCCCGTGAGATCACTTTCCGCGATCAGCCGCTCGTCCGCAGCGTTGACCAGTGCCTCGCGTAGAGTCTCGTCGTCGACCTCGACGCGGACGACGAAGACCCGCTTGTTCTGTGCGTACTTGGTCATTTGGGATCCATTCTCGTGAACAGGTTATATAGGATCGACTCCTGCTCCGGGGTGACCAGGCCCCAATTGATGAGCCTGTCGAGCAGTTCCAGGCCCTCGGCGACGCGCAGGGCAACGCCACGGATATCGAGGAGCTTGTCTCGCGCGTGGACGCGCAGCGGATCACCCTCGGTACACTTGTGGAACTGGCCGTCGGCTTCTCCGTAGGCACTCATCGCCCCGCCTCCGAGGTGACCGCCAACGGAGACCAGCGGCCGAATGCCGAATCAAGTGGTGGGTCGGCAGTCGGCTCGCCGGCAGCGCTCGCCTCGAACATGCCGGCCGTCAGCCGCCCCCCACAACGACTCCTAGTCTCGCGCGCCGTAAACTCCGCCGGGAAAGCGTCGCGCCACTCCCTGACAAGGCTGAACTCCAGGGGCGTACCCGTGAAGATCTGGGAGACGCAGAAACCGTTGCCAACCGGCACCGACCGGCGCCACAGACAGGGGCGGCCGCTTCCCCGGCAGGTCGCCAGCGCCCTGGAGTAGTACCACGGCTGCCAGGTGGCGTAGACGCCGTCGTAGATGACGTCGGGGGTATCTGCCGGGCAGGGGTGCGACCGGCAGTGCCAGGCCATCTCTCGGCTGGCAAGCTCGTGGTAGCGGTCCGCACCGGTGACGTTCTTCGGGCCGTCCGCGTAGGTTCTCCACAGCAGGTCGATCATCCACCGATCGTCGTCCAGTTCGCACTCCGGTTTCTCCGAGTTGCCCGGCCGCTCACAGAACGTGACGATCGGCGGCGTCGGCGGCAGCCCGCCGCCGAAGTCCTTGCCGTCGCCCTCGACGGCGAGCGGCGCTGCCGAGGTGATGGTGACCTGGTGCTGCTGTTGCTGCTGCGCTCGCGACACGAGCGAGCCGCAGGCGATCGTGACGCAGATGATGGCCGGCCAGAATAGCCAGGCGTAGCGGTTCGTACTGTTCATTGTCGCTTCCTTTCGGGTTGTTGCCCTTTCCGGGCGGCAGCTGGCTGATCCGTCGCAGTGGTGATGCTGGCGTCTTGGCG